TTCACCCGTCAGGTTCACGATGTTGGCCTGATCTGTGGTTGCTGTATAGAAAATTGGAATATTAGGCGTTAGCGTCCAGTCTGCATGAGGTAGCCCAGTCCCTATGCCAAGAAGATGGGCATTGTCTATTGCCCAAGCAACTTCAGCCGTAAGAGTATAAAGCGCAGGAGCAGCAATAATAATATCATTCCTGCGTGTAACAATAGCAGCGTATGCACTAGCCAGTGAAGTGTAAATATCTCCACTATCTACGCCCTGTTCTTCAAGCATAGTCCGATACTGTGCTGTAGCAGCCGCAGCCGGAGCCACATACTTGATTTTCCCGATTCCAGGGCCAAGACCCGTTTGGGTCATGATCCATTGAATCAAACTATTATCCAGATTTCGTTTCTTAATCATTTTCGTTCTCCTAGTTGTCCCCCACAGGTTTGAAGTTATCGCCCCTGTGGGATACTGGATTAAGGGTTATTGGTTAGAAAGGAGCATTGCTCGGTTCGACTAGATCCGTCAAAGCCGTCAAGCTCTGTCTTTCCTCTACACCAAGATTGGTGTAGGTTCGAAGATACATACTAGCCTGATCGTAATTCTCTCTCCAATGCATCTTGTTGACATCGAATCCACCCCATCCGATTGAGGTCAGCTCGTACTTCTTGATTGCGCTTTTGGGCTCGAAGTAAATCTTGTTAGGCTGAGTCACCGGATCAACCATGATTTCAACCGCAGCATTCTGGCTGAACTGCAGGGTTTCGTACCCACCCTTGAGCACGCCCGGAGCGAATCTGATATCCGGAGCTAAAAGATTAAAATACTTTCTGCGCTGACCAAGGCCCATACGAATCAGTCCGACTTGCTGGCTGGACCGGGCGGCGGTCATATCCATTGCGGCAAGCATCAGGTCAATCGAGAGTTCCCGGTTGACGCTGGAGTTGCTCAGGATATTGGCTTTGAATTCCGGATCGGTTGTAATGGTAATGCCTTCAAACGATGCACTATTGGTTCCATCGTCGTACATGGCGTCAAGTCCCATGAGCTCGATGGAGGCGCCAGTGGTGAGGTGTGCGGCCAGGCGGGCGCCGTACCGAACCAAAAAGGAGCCCGATGCGATTGCGCCGGCAACGTTGTCATAGGCACTTGCTTGAGCAGCGGTAATTGGGTGATAAGCCTGATACGCATCAATACCTGCCTCAAACGTGACAACTTTTGTAACCGGGTTGATACTGGAAATACGAACAGCCGATGCGGTCAGATCGAGAACGGTGGTCTGATAGAAGTCGCAAATCATGCCTTTCTTCATGTACCGAACACCACGATCATTATCAAACGTACCTGTCCATGTAGCACCCGTTGCCAAAGTTGCTGCAGCGGACAGAGTTCCCAGAAGCCCCCATCCATCGCCATGGCACTGACGGTTAAGGTCGGACACGAGGGATTTATAAGCGTTCATGGTCGCATCGCCCTGGGCATCAACAAAAGCAGCCAAGTCCCCTTTTCCTGCTTCTATCGCAAGACCGGACATCCGGATTACTGCGTAGATCAGTTTGGGAGTGATAACCCCCTGCACGCCGTCTCCGGCAAGCGGTTCGGGTAGATATGCATTTTCAGAACGCGCACCGACACCCTCGACATCTCCCTGACGAAGGGCAAAATAATATCCAACGCCTCCCGGTTTGACAGAAGCTTTCCGGGGGGATTTATCGAACTGGTTATAGGTCATTGTATGACGGGCGAACAAATCAGTAATCTTGTCGCCGTAGGTTCTTTTAAACTGATATGCTAACGCACTGCTATCAAGAGTCATTTCATTTCTCCTGGCTGATTACCAAAAGAGGTCTTATCCACTGGACTCCATCTGTTTGATAATTTCGAGCATTTCATCATGAGCCTGGGCAAAGGCTTGTTCAACTGTTGCGCCCAGAGGCAATTCTTTCTTTACAACCGTTTCCTTACCCGGAGTCTCAACTTTTGAAATCGGAACTATCTTGGATTTTCCCTTCGCATACTCGTCAACAGCTTTTTGGCGGACACCATCAAGAAAAGTCTTGAGTTTGACAGCATTTGTCTTTGCCATCTCACGCACGGCTTTCTTATCAGTGATATCAACTTCGTTAAAAGGATTGTCCACCCCCAGAAACAGTTTGGCCATCGCAGCATCTTCGCCTTCAAAACCAGAAGACTCGACTACTTTATCAACCTGCTCAGTGTAACTTTCGAGCGCGGCCTTGATGGATTGTTCCTCAACAGACTTGGCCTTTTTATCCGCCTGTTCTTTCTCATAGGCTTTTAACTTGGCTTCGGACATATCGGCTCGCTGTTCGGGTGTAAGCTCGTCTTTCTGTTTGAGCGCTTCCTGCTCGGCCCAGTAGGCTTTGACTTCCTTCAGATATTCAGCATCTTTTTTAAGTTGTTGGATTGTACTGGTTAATGTTTTGGCGTCCCTTGCGCCCAAGATTTCAGAAATAGAGCTACCACTGGCAATCAGATCGTCGAGATCTTCCGCTGAGTCTAACCCATGCTTTTCAAGAATTCCTTCGAACTTTGCCTGGGCGGCTCTGGCTTTTATCCATTTCGGGTCCTGGTCATAGGGTAAGGGTTTTTCATCACCCTCTGCGCCTGCCTTTTTGTCGTCGATTTTCTCCGTAGCTTTCTCCGCAGCAGCTTTCTCGTCTGCGGCCATAGCTGCCAAGATTTGATCCGTTTCGCCGCCCGGGGACGCAGCGACCTTCTCTTGCCCCGTGATTACTGTGTCGCCGGTTGGGGTCCCGGCCGGTTGCCCCTTGCTTTCTGCCATGGTGTCTCTCCTTTTGCTGCGCAGACTTTAAAGATTTAAGGTAATTAAAAATTTAAAGGCTGCAGTTTATAAAATTAATTCTTTCTAATCGCTCCATTTGACATTCTTATATCAGGAACGATTATGTTTGCTTTTTGCTGCATAGCTTTTTTAGATATATGATTCAATACTGCCTGTTCAGCTGAATTCATAACGCTGCGAAATAGAAAGAAATTATCGATCGGCCCGGTTATATTCACGGTTCCATTTGAATATGCTCTGATATTAAACTCAGCTGTAACTTGAACAGTATTAAGCTCTTTAACTTTTTCTTCCAGTTTTAAATCCACAATCATCCCCCCTCCCTATCTTATCTATTCTCCTGTTATTTTTCATCAAATATGGCCTTGATCGTGTCGGCCCGTGACTTTTTTTCTTTCTTTAAAACATTTTGCACATTTTTGTCCCGCAGCGTGGTCTTTTTCTTTTCCTTTTTCTTCTTCACCCAGGACTGAGTTTCAGGGTCCCACACTTCCTCTTCTTCATCTGATTTGAATGGCCACATATTGAGATTCTCCTCATGTTTTTTTTAATCTTTTTACAGCAGATCTCAAATTTCCTGCAAATATGTTATAATCTTCTTTCATCCATTCAGGAACTTCTTTTTCTTCTGTTCCCTCATACCCAAATTCTCTACGAATTTGCTCTTTAAGCATTCTCTCTTTTTCTCTTTGTTCATGAATCGGCTCAATATCACTATACTCAGGATGCCTACCAGATTTGTAAGCCTTCTTTGCTCCTTCATGATATCTATATGGCATAATAATACCCTTAGCCTGCTGGCAACGGCCCTGGTTCAACCTCGGCTATCTGTGGTTGTTGCGACTGAAGACCTGGCGCTGGTCCAGCCGATGGTTTCACACCAGCGCCTGCCATATTCATCTGAGCTTTCATTTCCTGCTGTTTAATTGCTTCAAGACTAAAATGGTGCATATCACAATGATTGATCAGTGCCATCTGATTACCAACACTCCAAGTTTTGAACTCGTTACTCAAAATTGTCAGCACATGCGAATCGTAATGAACTTTGTGATCATCGTATTTAAAATATGGATCATGATTTAGAACTATAACCTCGCCGGTTTTCGGATCCGGTGCAGAATAGAATAAACCTTTTAATATAGCTATTGGTTTCCCAAGTGAATTATCAACCATAATATCGGTATCAGAAGCATTTGCCACCATAGAGTTTTCTCTATTGGCGCGATCCTGATGCGTGGATGTTTCCACCGGGATGAAAGACATACCAAAGCGCTTCATAAGTTCATACTGGAGAGACGGACGTTGGGTAACATCTCCAAAGAAGTTGTTGCGCACAAGATTGAGAACGAATTCATTCTGGCCGGCCTGGGTACTGGATACCCCTGAATCGATCTCCAAACGTACATCTGTATTATTGTAAAGATCAGCACCCCTAAAAGCTTTTACCAGGATTTCATTGCCAGCTCCCACGACTTTAATCATGCGGGTTTCGGTAAACAGATCTTTTGCAACTATCAACTGCTTGCGCTTAACCCGGTTCCAGGAACGATAAAAGCGTTCGATATCCGGAGTGTGGGACATTTCAGCCGATTCGCGCAAAATGTCCACCATGACCCCTGATGCTCCTGAGTGAGGAGATTGGCCTCTGAGGATGTTTTTGGGATCCCCGGCAGCTTCCTGAGCAACACCAATGTTGATCTTGCGCTCTTCCAAGATTTGCTGTGGATAGGGTGTACCACGGACAACTTCTGGTTTGGCCCCACCGGATAAAAGTGCATCATATTCAAGTTGCAGGAATGATAGTCCGGCCATGGATTTACGTTTTAATGCCAGGTCTTTTGGAGTTAGCACAAACGGCCTGCCGATTGATTTACGATTAGAAGCGAGATCCTTATCAATCTCATTTATTGTCTTTTGTGGAGAAATCAGATCGTCAATTCCGGAGGTGGCCCAAAAAGATCCCGGAGTGTGATTATATTTAAAATCCGTGATAGTATAATCCCACTCACCATCTTCTGTAACAGCTATAGGAAGTTCGGACTGGTTGATTACTATCTTCCCACCGGCATATGCAACATATCTGCCTTTCGGGTATTTTCTGGTCGGCCGATATTCGAGTTCTTTATACAGAGTGAGTTTTGAACTGTCCAATGAAGTTAATGTGTCTGAACTGTTATCAAGGCTTCTGCCTTTCCATGGGGACACTTCCGCTACAAGAGTCATCAACTGGCGCTCATATTCCAATAATGTGTGGGAATCGTCCGGCCCATCGATTTTAACATTGAAAGTATCCTCGACCCATTCTTTTTCCTTCAAGCTTTTTATGCCAACGTAGCGCTTGGATCTGAGCATGTCCCCAAGGAGGGGGACTGTTACATTGAATGGAATAACGCATTCTACGGCTACATCTCCTTGGCTAATAACATTCCCGGCCGCATCGATCGTATATTTACCATTGTCCATATTGGCGTATGTTCTGGCGAAAGCATTTCCGGCCAGGAGTACCCACAGGGCTACAGATTCCTTGATATCCTCCATCTCATTACATTGCGTAGATTCAAGCCACTTAAGGACTTTGATTCCAAGTTCGGATGCGTCCTTGTCTTTCTGTTCTTCACTATTTGGCCAAACCCGGGTAGCATACTTTTTATTCAGAACAAGTGCTTTCATTGAACGGACATAATCGCGGATAATATTTGAGACGGGCGTAGGCTCATTGAAGCTAAGTTTAAAGCGTGAACCAAATGTGTTTTGTTCAGCAAACCAGGCAATCCATTGCTCGCCAAGATAAAAAAGGATGTTGCGAAACCATGTAATTTCCCGGATGGTTTTGGACGGTTCAAGGATGCCGGCATCCGCTCGAAAGATTTCGGCAATATCCGCATGAATTTCCTCGTCGGTCATTTTGGCGATTGATTTATTTGATTTATCATCTACCACTTAAAACACCTTTAAATTATGTTATGTTTATGCCCCTGCCATCCTCAGATTCAAACATTTTAGCATTATTCAAAGCCAGTTCATTCTCTGCTTGGATTTGCTTGATCCTGTCTTTAACCGTTGAACTCAGCTCTTTCCGAGCGGCCGCGTATTCGGGTAGATTCTTGGCCATGATGGCGGAGATGTAATCCCGCTCGCGTTCCTGAGTTTTAGCACGGTCTTGAGTAATGAGATAACCCAGGAAAATGATCACTCCCATCATGGTTGTAAGCGCAAGTATTACCATTCCATTTACCAGACCTGTTTCCATTTATTTTACCTCCCGTTTTAGTTTCTTAAATGTCCACCTGAGCTTATCCGCCACAATCCTACCTGTTTTCGGATCGCGGTAATATTTAGTTGCCCGGGTGCTCATATCTCCATAAACCTCCCTGCGTAACTTTTTAGCTTTCTTCTGATTCATAAAATCCTCATACAAAATTACCGTATCCACCCTTGGCCAAAGTTGAAAACGCATCCCGAAGTGTTATTACTTGCCCAGACGGGCGCTGTCTCAGATTTCCATAACCACCTTGCGTCCACCTGTCAGCAAAACTCCCCGGTTTCCAAGGCATAACAGGTGCAACAGATGGAGTAACGTTCTGTTCTGACGACATCCATTGGCCACCACCTTCTTTTACTGTTTTCCAACCCTGCCCTGGAGGAGGGGAAACTCCCAATGTACGACTCGTTCTTTCCCCTGTTTTCTCATTTATCCAATCCACCATTACAGCAGTCCGCATTAAATTATCATTTGGCTTTGTCCATCCGTCAGGCAGTTGTATTCTATTTCCTGGCCCGGGCGTGCCAGTATCTTTTATTGGCGCCAACGGTGGTGCCAACGGTATTGGGACGGCTACTTTACCATCCGGAGCAGCTGTCTGTTCTGTCGAAGGAGAAGTTCCAAGATTGCCCTGCCCTGTAGGTTGCATCCCAGCCCTGCGTTTTGCATACTGAGCCAG